GCTAAATCTTCTTCTCTTTTTGCCATTGTAACTTTTTAAATTAGTTGTTAAATAAATCATCGAATGCCGATGCTACATCATCTTTTGGTTTTGATGCCGGAGTAGGTACTTCATCCTTTTCCCAAGGCAAGTCACCACTAATATCCGATGTTCCACCTAATCCAATTGAAGATTCCGATTTCGCCGGAGTTGCTACTCTCGGTGTAGAAGAAACTGGTTGCTTTGGTGCTTCCAATTCATCAATGATATCATCATCGCCTGTTGAACTAGCTGATGGGTTTAACCAATTTTCTAAAATTGTTTTTAATTCTGCGTAAGATAATTCTGAATATAATTCAGTAATTTCTTTTTGATTTTCCAATAAATTTTGGATAGTCGCAGAATCATCATGCAATTTACTTACCGCTGGTTTAACTCTAATTGTAGTTGTCGGATAAGATGTTCCTGATTCCTCAGCTGATTGTACATCTAATACGATATCTCTACCATTTAATGGGTCGGTGATATCTCCGTAATCCGGGTCAGCAATATATCCTAAGATATCCTGATAAACCGTCTTACCAAATCCCCAAAATTTAACACCTTCGTTTTCTTTACCACGAACAATAACTGGTGCAAAAGTTCTTAACTTTGGCTCCATTTTCTTACCTGCTTTCCAATCATCAGTATCGCCTGTACGTTTAAGTTTTTCTGCAAACTCAACGATTGGGTCAGGTCTTCCAAATGAAATTGGTGACAAGTACGTTTTGTTGTTAATGTTGTAGTGAAAATACAATTCGATAAAAGGAATATCCTTATTGAATTTGTAAGGTACTAAACGGATTTGAGATTTTCCGTTTGCCGGTTTCCAGATTGAATCCGACTTCTTTGTGTTGTTTTGTAAAGAGCTAAATCTCTTTAGTGCTAATGAAATGTCCATTGCTTTTTTTGTTTTAAAGTTTAAGAATTTGTTTTTAAAGTTGAGGTTTATATCGATATATTCCTATATCTAAATATAAACTTTTTGGCTTTTGTTATAACAAATATACAACTATTTTTTGTTATTGCCAAATATTTTAAGGTTTATTTTGCCCACTTTCCCCTATTAACTAATAAAGAAATTACTGAATATACAGCTAAATCCTCATATGTATCTTCAATTGATTCCCCAACCTCATCTGGCTGCCCTAATACCACCAATTGTTTCAATCTTTGGATTTTATCGTTCTTTCTGAACCATAATCCACTTAATGATAATTTGATATCTTCCTTAGTTTGTAATGGTGTTCCTACTGAAATATTACCAGGTCCGTAGTTTCTTTGTTTTTTACAAAATGTAGTATACATTTCATCTAAAATGTTCTTAAACTCTTCACAGGTTTGTGGATACGTCTCTTCGCAATATTCAATTGCAGTTTGTTCTTTATTCATAACTTATTTTTAATTTTTCCAAAATTGATACCATTTTTTCTTTTTGATTTCTGGGTTTGCAAATGGATGCGTATTATCCCAAATGTTTACTGCGCCTCCATATCTAACCGACATCATCTGCATAAATAATTGATGATACTCAGCCGGTATATTTCCAAAATCAGCTTTTATTTCAATATCTAAAATTACTCGCGTTGATTCATTTGATATTAATTTTAGATAATCGTGCATTTCAACAACAGTACTACTTTTTACTAACAAATGCTGTCCATCTCCAATATGGAATTCTCCTTCTACTTTTTTCGGTGCCATAACTTATTTTTTAATTTTCCACTTCTTTTCTAAATATTCATAATAACGTTGGGTCTTATTACCATTGTATAGAAACCATACAATATAGATATCAAACCACCAATCCAACTTTTTTAGTAACTTTTTCATTTTTCTTATTTATTTTGTTTTTAAGTTTAACTGCTAAAGCGCATAATTCGTACTCCTCATGTTCAACGAGTATTTGTAAATTCTCATCTAATAAATCTAAAAATTCTCTACTATCGACTGATAGAGTGATTACAAGAAACTCCTTTATTATAACCTGTGCAAATTCTACTTTCTTTTTTCTTGTAGAGATTCCATAATCAATACCTAAGATAATAGCCTTAGATACATCAAGTGCGTGATGTTGAAAAACATCATCAGGTTTATCGGTGTGAAATTGAATTGGTTGGAATTTCTTTTTTGTCATATATTCAAATATACGAAAAATATATTAGAATTCCAAATTGCCTGTATTAAAACTTTTAAAAACTTTTGTAGATATTTTTTTGTACCCTGTATTTGAGGTTGTTAGGATACAATTTCTAAACTCTTCCCAATCAATTTGAAATGAATTATCCAATTGGCCGCCTGTTTTTGATTTAACTACTTCGTTTAGAGCGTTAATAGTGTATATTGTATTTGATTGTTTCTTTCTATGTACTAAGATTGTTTTCCATTCGGAATCAATAGCAGATGAACCTTTCTCCACATTAAAGGTAATGAAAGCTTCTTCAGGTCTTAGTTTACTTTCTAAAACAAAAACATTTGGGTTTGTTAGTATGTAACTTCCTAATATAAAGCTAACCGAATTATCTAAATCCTGCTTTGTTGTGAATAAGCAAAGTAGTTGTGTGTTCATTATTTATTTTTATTTGCTTTTATTTTCTGCTTTAATTGGTCAATTTTTGATGTTTTATCTTTAACTTGATTTTCAACATCTCTTACAGCTCTCAATAAAACAGTATCGGTTTTTTTTGCTTCTTTTTTAGTTAATGCAGATACTTTTGCACCTCTCATAGCTTTGATGGTTATTTGTTTTCTTTCCGGCACCGGTCTATCAATTCCTCTACTTCTAGAACCACCTTGCTGTGATGTTCTTCTAACAATTGTATTTTTATCATCGGGTGGGGGAATTTGGATACCAGCCTTTTTTAATTGAGCATCATATGTTGGGTCAAATTTTCTAAACTGATTTGCATCTCTTGTATTTGGATGCCACCAATTCCAAGCTTTCATAAAAATATCAATTTCTTCTCCAGTCATATTTTCAATTGCCTCCTCATTCATTCCACTATAATCTCCAACACCAAATGATTTTACTAAATTTTTCAATAAACTGGCTTCTCTAATATTTTGAACTTCTTGTTTTAGTTGTTTAAGTTCTTTTTCGTCAGGAGATGCAGAAAGTTTT